CATTCTTTTGAGGATATTATTATACCCCTCTTGGATTATAGCCTTTTGCTTTTCGGAAGCTGTAACGATCTTTCCTTTGTATTTTCGCATAACGGACTCGTTCAATCCAATTTCCTTTGCAAACTTACTGGCATTTATGAAAGGGAATGCCTCGAAGAATCCACTCAAATCATAAATATACGAAACAGAATAGCCAGACTTATACCACACAGGAAACTCACCATGTTTCTCTTTGTAATATTCAGCCTGTTCTTCCAGTACAGACAGGAAATCATCTTTGGCTTCCTGCTCCGTAAGACCGAAACCATACGCGCCGTTCACGTCTTCCGAATAAATAGAAATACCTCCATCATTCGCCTTTTCGATAATCGCCTTAATCTTCTTCATAATCGTGCCATTTTTAATTTCGTCAATTAAAGCACCCACCGAAGTGGGTGCAGTCCTTTTACTTCTTTAACCCCGCCTTTTTCATCATACTATCAAGAGTACCGTTTGGAATCTCTTTTGCCGGATGCCTACCGACAGGGATAAAGTAGTCAAAGTCGGGATGAACATATTTGTAATGGTTCGTCCCCTTTTTGATTGTCCAGCCTGCTGATTCAATCAATTTGTAAAACTCTGAATACTTCATAAAATCAAAGAACTTTTTAATTGACGCCACAAATATAACGTTTTTGTTACAACCACAAAAGTAACCACAAAGAAAACAGTAACATATTTGTTGCTTTTAACAATTAACGAAGCCGACCTACTTCTCCGGCTTTATCCTTTCCATCATCTCCCCATATATCCAATCCACATCTTGCCGGAAATACTTGTACAGCTGGTAAGAGAAAACCAAGTTATTACGGTTATTGGATATGGTTGTCTGGGCATTTACACCTAAAACCTCCGCCAGCTTATCTCGAAGGCCATTTTTCATCTTTCCTCCGGCAAGGGTACTCGGAGAATACAAAAACAAGATGATAAAAATGAATTTCTTTCGTTGGGTAACATTCCCTGACCTAAATATCTCCTTTTGAGAAATAATCTCTTGGAACCACCGATATAACATTCCTATCATATCAAGGTCCGTCAATATAGGTTCTGTCAGCTCTTTTTCCCTTTCCGATAACTTTGATTTCTGCTCTCTAATTGATTTTATTTCCGCAATTTCTGAAAACATGGCACAATTATTTAGAAGTAAATAGTATATTTGTACTAAATAATCGTGTGGGGAGGTAACGTTACTGGTGGTTCGGGGCGTTGCCTCTTGTATTTTTTAGAATGGAAGATCTTCTCTTGATTGTTCAGGTTGATAGAGTTTCGATTGTGGACTGGCTTCTTGCTGGGCAAGTCTACTTCCCAATAACTCCAGCTTATCAACAAATATTTCTGTCACATACCGCTTTGATCCCGTTCTATCCTCATACTGCCGGGTCTTGATCTTGCCCTCGATATAGATTTGAGAACCCTTCCTGACATACTTTTCTACGACCTCGGCCAGACCTTTCCAAAAGATAAGACTATGCCATTCCGTGCGGTCTGGAACCTGGATCCCGTTTTGAAGGGTATAGCCCTTCTCCGTGGTAGCAAGCGATAGATTGGCGACCTTTGTCCCGGCAACATCTTTCACTTCAGGATCCTTGCCGGTATAACCGAGAAGGATTACTTTATTTATGCTCATTCTTCATTCTTTTTTTGTTTTGCAAATTCTATAACATATTCAACGCCGGCATGAAATCCTTTCTTATAGCCATCTTTGTATTGGTTATTTGAGATTCCATAGTAGTACGCTGATCCGATACACAGGGTAAGCCCTATGGCGGTCAATACAATTCCTAATCCGAAATATGGATAAGTAATGTCTATACGAAATGGTTTGAGCTGAATAGATATTCCAGATGTCATGACAAATAGCATCAAAAGCGATATTATCGCCCATATTAAAGCCTTAATCATTTCGTGCCTCCTTTCAGTAGTTCTGGGTTGTCGTATATGTTACCAACGACTTCATAATCAAAATTATCAATAATACCATTATCTATATCTTTTTGCTTAGGCATCCGAGTTATAAACTCCTCCCCAAAGCGTATTTCTGGACACATTTTTATAACTCCCGTTTGAGATTCAACCCATCTTTTTGTCTCATGTTGTTCCTTTATGTGAGGCATATATTGTTCAGGATAGAAATCACTTTTTATAATTTTTCTTTTAACAATATCCCCCTCATATACTTCTTGTCCATTTTTGTCATACAAGCCCGTGAACTGGCCAACGGTTTGTTTATCAACGCACCAATCATCCATCTTAGATGAATTTTCTTTTCGTTGAGAAAGTATGTTGTATTCCCCATCAGGATAAACAATAAGAGACCCATAAACCCATTCGGTTGATTTAGTTATACGCCCTCTGAATTTGATTTTCCGGTTCATAATTATGCTAATTGTTTGATTTTACGATTGTATATTTCTTCACATAGTGCTTCGCACCACTTCCTGGCAATAGTCACTTCAACTGCGTTGCCGATGAATTTCTTTTGGTCTGCCTGTGTGCCAATAAGTTCGTAGTCTTTCGGGAAACCCATTATCAGCTTCAGTTCATCAATCTTCAGCATACGCATAGTGATGTCTATGATGTTGTAAAGTGCCATAAATTCTTTGATTTTGACAGTCATAGGACTGTCTGTTTCATAGACTTCAATAGCGACTTCGCCGGTTTCAGTCGTGACAAGATATGGCGGCATTTTATCCATTCTTGCGATGAGCGTGAAACACGGTTTATCGACAGAACCGCCATTTGACGCAAATTGTGGGTTCATCAAGTAGTGCTGCTTCACGGTGACAAGTTTCTGCTTCGGGTTCGTCAGCACAGCCGGGTTGGGCTGTTCGATGCTTGAAAGCTGACCACCGCCCGAATACTCATTTGCGATGAAACTGCAAGATGCAACACCAATTTGACCTACCGTGCATATCGTTTGTGCTGGGTCTTCAATAGAATGGCCTGTATTATTGAAGCGATAGTTTACAATAAATTGCGCTTTCACAAATGCGTGGTGGTCAATAGTCGTTATTGTTCCTGCCGGTTCTTCGACAGACACGTTCTTGCTGTCAGGCTGACCGCTGAATTGCTTTGACAGAAAAGACACTGATGCAAGTGCAAGACGCTGTTGTGTCGCGATAGTGGGGCAGGGTTCATCAAGTGACGGCGGCACATACTTTCCGCGTTGGTTCATCGAATTGTATTTCACCATAAAGGCATCTTTGCCACCTGCGACAAACTTAATCAGTCCGGCATATATGCGTTCAAGCGTTTTTTCTGCAAGCGGTTTCTTTCGGCTGAAGATTGATTTGCCTTCATCTTCAAAGTCAAGAACTTCACGCACTGGCTTCCACTTCGGCATTGTGCCGAACAAACTTGCTGCACCTGTCTTGCAATGTGTCTGTTTCGGGAACACAACCGGCAGACCATTCTTCGCAAAGATGCCGAAGAAGCGTTTGCGCGATGTGTATGCGCCGAAGTCTGCTGCGTTCAGTATGCGATGCGTGAAGTTGTAGCCGTATTTCTTCACGTTGTTCACCCACTTGATATATGACTTGCCACGGTCTTTTGACACCGGCTTTCCGTTTTCATCAAGTTCACCCCACGACATAAATTCTTCGACATTCTCGATTTGAATATAATCGGGGTCTATTGCTTCGATGTATCTGAAAAGATGTTCTGCAAGTGTCCGGCTGTCTGCGTCACGTGGCTGACCGCCTTTTGCACGGCTGAAGTTCGTACATTCAAGCGATGCCCATAGCACAACAAGTGCGTCAGGGTTCTTCGTGCGACACTTCTGAAGATGATGCACAAGTGGTGACAGTTCAAGCGTTCTGATGTCTTCTGTGAAGTGAAGCGCGTCCGGATGATTTGCAGCGTGTGACGCAATGGCATTCGCATCGTGATTGACACACGCAATGACTTCTGCGCACTGTTCGCCATGAAGACGCGCTGTGTTCACGCCGGTAGAAGTTCCACCGGCACCGCAAAAAAGGTCTATGTATAATAACTTTTTCATTTCACTATCTTGTTAGGCATTCATTAAACGCCTTTTCAAACACATCCGGACTTAACATTTTATTGGCAATAGCTTGAAATGCCGTAGATATAGCAGGTATATCGTTCAAATTAATGCTTACATCCTTTGGGGTTAGATTATCCGTTATCATTCTTGCGTAAAACATGGCTTTGTCAATAGACAGCCAAGCCAAAGGATTCACAGCTATTGGGACCAATTTTCGCATTGATATGTAAAAATCACGTATTGTAATCTTGGATGTTTGGCATAACATATCAATAGTAGAAGCGATTGATATTAGATGGTTCAGTTCTCCTGAACATCCATTATTTAAAAGCGTCTGACTTATGGCAAACCCGTATTTGTCGATATGAGGTTTAATATCGTCTTCCATGCTTTGCGTTATAACCGCAAGCGTTTCAACATTGACATTCGCAATCCTGCAAATGTTTGTATTGTACGATTCCATGAATCTTTTCAATTCGTTTATGTTCTTCTTTACTCCACGCCTGTAGTATGGAGTATTACGGCAACTATCGTAAATATTAAGTGCGTAATTATAAACTTGATCATTTACGAAGAGGACAATGTAAGTCAATGAAGTAACAAGTCCGTCTGTGTCTTTGTCTATTTCTTCCCAATTATTGTATTGTTTCATAATCATATAGCCATTAAATCAAACAATGTAGGAGCACTTACTTCGTTCTCCGCTTCCCGCAGATAAGAAAGCCCGTCTTTCCAATAATCATAATTGAGTTCTGTTGAAAGTCCCCTACGACCTAACTTGATAGCACAATAAGGGACAGTACCGATACCTCCGAACGGGTCAAATACCAATTCTCCTTTGTTCGAGTACCGTTCAATCAGCCTTTCAACGATATCTAACTGAAGAGGACAAATATGATTTTGTCGTTTCTTTTGTGATTGCTTTGTGTTAAGCGTTCTCATACGGGCCACATCATCCCATATCCAATCCTTCTTGCTTACAGGGTCGACAGCCATAAATGTTTTTGGAAGTTTTCCGTATGCTTCTAACTCTTCCGCAAAAGACACGTGTTCTTCATAATTGTAGATATGCTCACGTTCGTAGTTACGGAACAAATGCCGAATCTTATCTATTCCAGCACCTTTCATATCTTCGTATGACAACAATGAATTGCCAGAAGACTTCCAACTTGCATGGGCATCGATCTGCCAACGGGCCAGCGAGTATTCGCTCTTGTCCTTCTTAACAGGCTGGTCGGCATAAGCGCGGGAGGTATCGGTAGGCAACTTGCGAAAAAGCAATACATATTCAGGGCATCCGATTCCCATCTTGGAACCATCCTTGCACATCTCGGTATAGCCCAAACGGTAGGTCTGATTGTTTTCCCTCACCACGTCGGTATCGACCGTAATGCGTCCCATATATCGGAAGCCGTGCTTCATGTAATGAAATACAGTTATTTCGCTGAACGGATCGATAGTTGGCATACCGTCCCCCGTGGCGTTGCCGAACAAAACACGATCTTTCACATGGATGCAGGCCAACCGACCCGGTTTCAAAATGCGCATTAACTCTGGTGTAAGATAATCCATCTGTTCAAAGAACTTATCGTTATCTTCATTGTGCCCAAAGTCATTGTATGTAGGCGTGTATTCGTAATGATTTGAGAACGGGATACTGGTTACGATCAGATCTACAGAGTTACTTTCCATCTTCTGACATTCCAATACATTATCGTTATTGATTGCTTTCCACAACTTGCCGGATTTTTCTTCCCGACTGGCGAACATCCAGCGCATCATCTTTTCCTCGGCCTGCAAACCGAACAAACCGTTATGCCGGACAATTTCAGTCATATTTGCGACCATTTCCCGGTGTTGTGCCCATTTCTGCATGAAGCTCTTAAATATTTCACCCTCGCTTTCGGCATAGACCAGATAGAGATCAACGGGATGCTGCTGCATAAAGCGGTATATACGGGCTATCGCTTGGAACTTATCGTTGAAGCGGTAGTCAATGAACATGATTGCTTTATGACAATGATACTGGAAGTTCAGACCTTCACCAAGCATCTCCGGTTTAGCTGCAAGGTATTTCAGCCGGCCATCTTTGAAGTCGGATATTACCTTGTCGGCTTCTTCATCGTCTTGTGAACCATAGACAGCCTTACAACCTGGAATCGCTTTGCATAGTTCCAGCCGTTCAGCTTCCAAGTCATGCCATAAAAGGAAATGGTCGTCCTTGTTTTCCGGGCGATTGATTATCTCTACCACACGGGCAATCTTTTCCTGCATGTTATCTCGGCGTTCTTTTGCCGCGTCAGCAAGTCCGAGAGCAGCCTCACGAAACATTTTCACCTGTCCGTCACGATCAGCTCCAGCCGTAGAATTGTCCACATTCACAATCTCTTCATGTACACGGAGTTCAGGCAACTCATAGCCAGTATCCGGATAACCGAGGTCGGAAGGCTTGGTTAGGAACAACGCCCATGTAGATACCCACAACCAAAATTCTTTTTCCTTATGCGGATAAAGTGTCAAGTTATTCGCTTTCGTGCTGTCTCGCTGAAAGAATCGAGTAAGAGCCTGTCCGGTGTCCATCACACCAAGATAACCAGCATAATGTATAAGTTCCTTGTATCTGTTTGGCGAAGGTGTAGCCGTAGCGACAAACCTGTAAGGGACACCCGAGAACAACGGTAGAAACTCCTGATAGGTCTTGGTGCCGAATCCGCGCAACACGCTGGCTTCATCCAATGATGTTGCAGTAAAATAGGACGGATCTATTCTCACTCCATCCTCACCATCACGCACACGTTCGTAGTTTGTTACCATGATGTCGGTAGGACATATCATCACATCTGCCATAGTTCGGACATAGGTTACTTTCATGTGCAAGTGTTGTTCCGCTTGTGTTAGGAACTCGACTACCACACGCTTAGGGCAAACGATCAATCCCTTGCCTCCTTTATGGTTCAAGATTACCCGAAGTATTTCCAGCTGGGTGACTGTCTTTTGCATACCGAAGCTGGAGAATATAGCACGGCATCCACCGGCAACCGCCCAACGAACGGTATCTTTTACATGAGGGTATAATGTCGGGGTAATTTCTTCCGAATTAATATAAAACCCCGTTTGATGACTGATAGCCATCTTGTTTCTTAGAAATTCTATATATTCCATGATAATTTTAATTATTTCAATTTTGTATCCACCTCCTCAAACACCACACTCTCACTATCCGGTCTATATTTGGCAAAACAAGCCGTCATATACTTGCAACTATTCGCACCACCCTTGCTACGGAAAACGCATCCGCGACAAATTACCATTTTACCCTTTACGATAGCTCGGAAACGCTTTATTATCAGTGTCCGATCTGCGAAGTTTACAATGGTGCCAATAGGTGCTATTCTTAACTTTTCTACTGTTTTCATTTTCTTAGCTTGATTATTCTGATTCCATAATCTTTTTCAGAAACTCCAAATGATCCGGAAATGGTACGGAGTTCTTGTCTTGCTTCTCGTATCTTTTTTCTCGTTGTCTTTCCTGTTCTTCCCGGTCGTATTTCTCCAGTTGCCTTTTTCTGTATGCTTTGAACTCAATTAGAGCAGACATGATCACCATAGGATCCACAACACCGTAAAAGGTGCCATATTCGCCAGTTTTCAACTTGAAGAAAAAAAGCAACAATTCGGAAGCTTTCAGGTAATAGTATTCCACACGTATCATCACGGAAAGCTCCAAAACCTGTTGGAATGTAGGCTTCTCTTTTACACCGGCAAACTTGTACAAGTCCATCAGTTGAGCAATTATCCAAGTATTCACCTGTTCATCTGGATAGGTTTCTCCGAGCAAAGCCAATGAAGGCGCATTCCCCTTGAACGAACGTTCCACATTTTGAGCACATACAACCTGTAATGAAGGATTGAACTTTTTAGCGAAACTTTCACCGTCCCCGTATCTATTTACTACTAACCGTGTCCTTTCCGAAAGCTTTTGCGGCATATTCGAGGATTTCACGGTCTGTTTGTTCCTCTCGTGATTTTGCCCCGTTTGGAATTGCCGGATAGTTTCTGCTATTATTGTTGTCATAATTACCTGATATTACTTTCTCAAAATTCGTTGGTTTGATAAGCCAATCGAAAGATGCTGTCCAGCCTTTTTTGTTCTGACCTTTCAAGAAATCGCTTTGATATGCCCTATGAATCATGTCGGCAAACGTCTTTTTGCCATAAGATTTTATACGTGCGTTAATCATCCCTTTACGGCTATCAGAAAGCGGAGTCCTGACCGTACCAAATACACCTTTTGTTTCTTCATTGAAGAATTTGACAAGTTCGGAGTAATCGATATGTTCGGCGTGGGGCTGCGAAGTCCCACATACAAGAGATTCGTCAGAATCTCCTATATTATTTTCTTTCTTATCTTTATTAACTTTGTTTCCTTGCTGTTTCCGAGGTGTTTCCTTAGTGTTTCCTTGCTGTTTCTTTTCCGTTTCCTCTCGTATTATTTGCGAATTGTATTTATCGTAATTACAGATAGTTATAACGGTTTGTCCTGTTTCCTTTGGTGTTTCCTTTATTATCATTTTGTCCTGTATCAGTAGATCCAAGAATGAATTTACCTTCTTTGTAGACCACTGCCAACGACCAGCTAAAAACCGCAATGAAGCAAGAATCTGGCCCCTCTTAACCTCTATAAACCTATTGCCGATAAGTTGTTTCGTGTCTTCAAATCGTGCGCTCTGAATCAAATCAAGCCATGCTTCAAACCTCGAATATATGCGCTCTTCGCACCACAATTGGTGCTCAAATAGTCGCCTGCTAATAGGTATGTAATATTCCATAATCAAATCGCATAATCACAGTTTCGTTTGCTGTCGGCAACGAAACGCCTGTTGAAAAAACTACATAGAACCACTTTGGGATTCCCCATTGATACCTTGACCGGCTTCCCTCTCTTACATTTTGAGCAGGTATCCGGACGGATGGCCTGTCGTTCGTTCTTCTTTACCATATCTTTAGAATCTTACGTTTGTCAATTGTCTTCCTCTTGAAAACACAGCCCACTTTCCGTTACCCGTGTCTTTCAAATGCAAATCGGAAACTTCACCGAAACGGTTGATGTTACCGCATAAATCCACAAACCATGCGGCTTCCTTATCTTTATGAGGACGGATGCAACGACCTACAATCTGGTAATACATCGCAAGTGACATGGTAGGTCTGGCCATAACAACTGTGTCAAGTTCTGGGTAATCAAAGCCGGTAGTAAGTACACCAACATTGGCTACTACAGGTATTTCCCCGACCTTGAACATTTCGAGTATTCTTTCACGTTCCTTCTTTGGAGTATCACCGGAAACAATGACACATCCGGGTATGGACATCGTCAATCGTTCCGCTTCTTTCAAAAACCGGGTAAATACCAAAATACCCTTCCTCTTGCCTCCTGCTTTCGGATTCATCAGCCTTTGGACGATATGAACGATGTAACTATAAAAGTCTATCCGTTCATATTCCTTTTGGACTGACTTATCGGTATAGTCGGCTCCGGTAGTGTTTATCTTCAAATTGAGTTCGTTCCATCCGGTAGGATTCATCGGATAGTAGTTCACCTTTGAGAGATAGCCCATATCAAGCAAGGTCGATACCTGTACATGATAAATGACCTCTGAAAACACATGGGGCTTTGTCCGGGTTATGAATTTTAGCATAGAGCCGAAGTCACGGCTGGAACTCAAACGATATGGCGTTGCCGTTAATCCAAGAACCTTGCACTTCACAGCATCGAAGAAATCCTTGTACATTCCCTCTATCGGATTCACAAGGTGACACTCGTCCACGACGATATTCTTGAAGTGGGCAAAAAGTTCCGGATGGCTTTTCACGCTACCGATGGTTGCGAATGTTATCCGGCTTATCTCTTTTGAATTGAAGGAGGCGGAATAAATGCTACAATCGAGAATCCCGTAAGAACAAAGTTTCTTGAAGTTCTGTTCGACAATTTCCTTGCTCGGCTGGAATACCAATGTATGACCGTCAAGTCTTGAAGCGATGTCAGCTATGATAAGGCTCTTTCCGCTTCCTGTAGGCAATACCATGATAGCATTTGTTTTCTTCGCCTTGTTATTGAAGAAAGAAACGGCAGCATCAGAGGCTTTCTGTTGGTAATCTCGTAATACATAACTCATAGCCCTTTCTCCTTTCGTAACTTCTTATTAAGTGCTTTGTAATACTTGATTAATTGTTCGTACTCAAAATCAGTCATTTTAGTAGTACCAGCAGCTTTCACTTTTAGTAAAGCAAATTTCTGTTGTCCGATTTTATCAATCAGATTCACCCGATACCCTTCTAAATGGTCGGCTTTGAATCTATTGCAGTGTCGGCATTCGGCATGACAATTGTTTTCATCAAAACGGGTCGCCAAATGTGTACGACTGAAATAGTGGCCACAATCAGCTTGTTCAAAGGGCTTTATTTGCCCGCAACTGATACATCGAAAAACCCCATTAGGCATACAATCACGAAGCCGGATGAAAAGGGAAAACTCTTTATCAAGTTTTGCCTTCAAATCCGGCTTCTTCTTTACTGTTATACCAGCTTTGTCAAACAGTGGCAAAGGCTTGTCTTTCTTCTTTGCCTTTTTTCTTTTTATGTAGTACGGCATATTTAGAATAATTTATTTGTTGCAGCGACCGGACTCAAACCGGCATCTAAAGTGCAACCCTTACGGGTGTGGCTGCCATTTCCACATTATGCAACACACCGCCATGTAAGCAAGCCATATCTTCACAGACCGAGCTTGCCGAATTAAATGAATCTATTGAATCAAATTTATTATCACTCTGTCTCAACGATGATAGATAACTGGCCACAAGCGGCCCCGTTTTCAATTTCTGACTTTGTTGCGATTGCTACTGCGTAATCGTAACCCATTTGTTCAAGTTGTTCTTTAATCTTTTCCATAACTCTGAAAATTAAAATGTTCATACTAAATTCACTCCCTCGATAATTCCGTTACCGAGATTGTTTTTCTCCGATATGTTGTTTGGATTTATTGGGGATAGCTTAACAAAGAAGTACTCTTTATCAAAATATTTCTCCAGTTTTTCCGTATCAAAATCTGATTCATTCACCAACGTAAGATTGATAGTAGTTTTCAGGTTACTTTCGGTTCGAATCCGACCAAGTTCTTCTATACTCATCTTCTTTGGATAAGGAATAAGCCAGTTTCGTTTCTCTTCATCAAAGCTATGCAGACTGATTTGAAGCGTCACATTGCCTTTAACGAAAGAAAAATCGCTCCCCTTGATTCCAATCGTTGAAACATAATGGTGAGTGTTCGGATATATTTCAGAAATACGCCCGATAGCTTCCTTTACGGCTTCAATGTTCAAGAATGGTTCTCCCATACGGGTATAGTTTATCTTGAACTCATTGGCATCGCAAGGGTCGAATCCAGCCTGCTCAATGGCAAATTCCACCTGACCGACAATCTCATCAGCCGTAAGGTTGCGATAGCGTTTCATATTACCTGTAGCACAAAACTTGCATCTTACAGGACATCCGCTCATTGTCGAAACGCCAATCATCCAGCGTTCGGAACGACTTCCCAAGTTATCATTGTCAAGGAAGTTTTGTTTCCTTCCTATCGCATCTTTCGTGTAGTACGGAAGAAACGTATCAGTCGTCTCTACAAGCATACCGTCTTCAAGACGTAAACAATACACTGTTCCATTCTTAAAACTCTTACTTTTTACTATATTCATAATCAATCAAAGTTATAGTTGTCAAAATCATCACTATCTACAGGTATATCATTACCAAAATCCATTGAGTGATACCAGTATTCCATATAATCCATGCTATCCATAATGTTTTAATTTTTATTATTTGTTGATTTGGTGGGAAGCCGGGGAATCGAACCCTAGAAACACATATACATATCATGGCTACTTACCTTTCTTCCCATTTGCCCCGACATATCCTCACGGACGGAACAGGGCTGTTTCTACTCTAAAACTAATACCATGAAAAAACAATATGCTATTATTCTATATAGGCTATTGAAAATTCTTTCGGGATGAATCGTCCTACCGGAATAGGTTTTGCCGATTCTATAGCTGTATGGATTTCCCTCTTTCTAAACTCATGTCCATTTTCTTTGGCTTGTTTCTCACATTCTTCCTCTTTATTTTTGAGGTAGTGAGTAATAAGCATCATCGCCCTATCAACGTTAAAAGTGTTCACGACAAAAGTTTGAACTCTTTCATCTTCATTTTCTCCATTCATGAAGGTAATTTTCGTCTCAATTTGGTAGAACTTCCTTTCGTCAGGCTTGGATTCTTCATCTTCCTGATTCTCTTCATCCATCTTATCAAGATATTCTTCTGTAGTAATCTCTTCTTTGAGGTAGGCTATCGAAGCGTCGTCCACCTTGCGTTCTTTCAAAGTATCGGTGAGAATTACACAGGAATCGAACTCTTTTACCATAGTCAGAGTGAATCCGAACAAATAGTTTAGTTCGATATAGTCTTTCAAGATAAGGCAAGCATTCTCCAACCCTGTTGCGTAAAGCAGGAACTTGCTTTTCTTACCTCCTATTTCCGCTTGGGCAATATGCGGATATAACACATTATTTTCATTCTCGAACGCCAAACGGTTCTGATTGCTGACTTCCACTTCCCTGATACCGTCAGCTTCCATGCTGAAACGAATTTTCGCCAAAATGTCTTGGTCTATCAGCGTACCACGGTCGAAAAGAATTTCATTCCGTTCAATCGTTACTGTTTCACCGGTATCTTCATCAATGAAAGATTCCTCCCATGTTTTGAGGACGCGTTTTGCAAGATACATGTTGAGCATCTTCTTTGGGTCAGATGTCACATACCGGATTTCTGTTTTTCTTGTTTCTATCATAACTAAATAAATTCTTGATTTCTTTGTATTTCCTGCTGGGCGTATATCAGCATTTGATGTTCATTTGCAGCCGGCAGATAGATACCTGCCACTGATGCACTCCAATTACGGAAACGGTCAATACTCAGGGTCATTTCACCTGTTGTCAGTTCGGCAGAACTGCGTAAATAGGTTACTTCATTGCCTTTCTTGTTGACCGTCTTACGTTCAAACAAATCACGGTTGCAAGTCCTCTTATAGAAGTCAATCTTGGCTTCGTCGAGACTGCAACCGTATTCACTACCGAAATACCCTAAAAGAAGATGCAAGTAGCTGTTTTGGGCAAGCGTGCGGTTAGGTAGTTTCTTTTTCACTTCCACCACCGCACGTTCACTAAACAGCTTGTTTACATACTCCTTGAACTTGGGTATTTGATATTCATTCTTCAAGTCGAACAGCATACGCTAAAAAGGCAAATCGTCCTTTACATTGCCATTAGCATCAACCGGAGGTGGGAAATTCTGCGGCTGTTGCTGATAGGTCGACTGTGGCGCTGGCTGTTGGACTGGTTGCTGTGCCAGTGTAGCTTGTGGGGATTGCGATACACCGCCACGCGCTTCTATTTTATAGCATCGAATGGATACCATACGTTTGAATTCTCCGTCTTGATTCGTCCAAGAACGCCCTTGTAAGACAAATGATACAGTAACAACATCACCCTGATTAAAGCGGTCAAGTTCTGTACACTTGTCACCCGAAAACTCTAAGGGAATAATGTTCTCATACTCGCTACGCTCTCCCGTATAAGGGTCGTAAGTGGTAGCATCTAAAATAAACTCCCGTTTTATAAATGAGGAACCACCGCTTTTGGATGGTATTTGAACGGTTTGTCCGATTTCGATTATCCGTCCGGTTATTTGGTTTGCCATTAATTTTCTCCTCCAAAAATCTTTTTATCGGTTATAAGTTCTCTGTTTTCTTCCAAAAACCGGATAAATTCCTCACAATGATTAGTGAGAATAGGAATATCACGTTCTGGATTGAAAACGTATGTTTCTGTATAGGTATCTACCACAAAACCGCCTTTATTGAACTCTACAATGTTGTACTCAAATATCCGTACATCCGAACCGTTCTTCATCAAAGCGTAAGGATAAACCAAATGTTGATGGTGGTCTTTGAACTTCCCTACGGTATAGCTTCCAGTTGTTTTGATGTCGTGGATGCTGGCCGGCATCAGCTCGTCAATCACCCCATAAACCAAAACATTGCCGTATGCGGTTGAAAGAATCGCTTCTACCTTTTGTTGGGTCAATGCTCCTTTGAAGTAACCGGCGAACTCTCGGCAAAGTGAGATTGGGAAAGTAAAAACACGATTATTATAGGTAACTCTCAAACCTATAACCTCGTTGGTCTGAACCTCATCGTAATACAAAGGTTTACCTGTTTCGTCACAAGCTCCTTCGCGTATTGCCTTATATACCTTTTCAACCTGCACCGTTTCGGATTTCCGATTTTCAACCATACAGTCAATAACCTCATTAAAGGCTGTTCCCTTGTCTGCCGCTTCGCTGTCGAATGGCCTGCGGTTAATCCGGTCTATCAGTTCTTGAAACTGCTTCTGCCGAAACTCTTCTTCCGTATATGGTGGATTCTCACTCCACCCATAATAACGCTCATATATGACATCGCTATTAAGGTAATTGAAGTAAGAATCCAACAATGTTGCATATATACGATAGTTAGGCTGCATCTGAGTAGATTTTAGTTTCCTTATTGAATACCAGTCCCAAAGCCTTTACCTTTGCAGCAAACAAACTTCTCGCCATCATCAAAGAACTACCAACGTGTTCAAACTCATTGATATGTGAAGCGAACTCATTAGCGGAGTTGGCATCGGTGATAAATTCAATGCTTTCTTTTATTTCTTCTATCACCTTGTCATACTTTTCCTGCGCTTCCTTCTTGGCAGCAAGCATACCCAAATACGAATTGATTATCTTGGCGGTGATAAAGTCGTTCTTTGCGGTTGGATTACCATTCTTGTCAAGGATGGTAGGAACTTCCATCACTGAAGGAAGATTGCATGTATTCTTACCGTCATTTCTTGAAGTCGGGTCAAAAGTTATAGTGCGTCTTTGAACACCTCTTTCGCTTTTCATTTCAAGATAGCCGAGCAAATCCAGTTCGGTAACGATGGAGTTGTAGGACTTTTCACGCAAGGCAGGGATAAACACGGTATCATCACCTTCTTTCCGTGTGTCGCGATGGGCAACGAAAATGATGTGCTTGTTAAGCCCCGAAAGTGTTCGTGTCATCCATGAAAACTCCGCATTGATACCACTCCAATCCCTGATAGACGGTTGGCGGCTGCCACATTTATAAGTAATGATGAAATCCATCATCTTACCGATAGTATCAACTACAATGGTCTGATAAGCAGACAAATCCTCCTGCAAGACCTGTTGAACATCACTCCATGAAGTGACCTGTACGGTATCTATGTTTTCCAAATGCGTCATATTCATACGCTTAACGCCATTATCGAAATCCAATAATAACGGTTTCGGTGCGCTCAATGCCACTGTTGATTTTCCCATACCAGCCTGGCCGTAGATCATCATTTTCACTGTGGTAGGGATTACTAATTCATTTGATTTTTTGATAAGACTCATAATCGTAAAATTTAAAGGGTTAATTATTCTCTTTCTGTAGAATAGCATCTACATCACTTTTTCGGTACAATCTCTTACCTCCTATTTCCAACCTGCACAAATATCCAATTTTATGCCATCTCCATAAGGTTGACTTATCGGTATGTAGAATCTGACTTGCCTCTTTAATGGTCAAGTAGTCCTCTTCCGGTCTGATGAAAGAGTCTCTAATACTTCTCACAGTCTTTTTTACAAGATGTTCTGCGAACTCTTTCAAATCAGTGGACTTTATTGTCAAAGTAACATTGGCACCACTATTTAAAATATCCTCCATGTTCATTCTCTTACCCTTTCTATATGTTCAATTCTAAATCTTCGTAACCTCCTCATATCACCTTGTTCGTGGTAAAGTGACAAAGAAAATATACACAGTAAGCAACATGTGACGGACACACGGACTATAGGCGAAAAATCCATCGTGAGCCTCACACCAGCTATCCGTTCATAAAGCATTGTTGCAAGTTCTCTCCCATTCCGTACATGCAATATTTCAAAAGCCTTTTGCAATTGGTTATTAATCGTGCTAACCGCCCGGCATTTGAAATTGGCGATTTCCTTTTTCTCATACCCTTGTGCATACATCCGTGCTGTAATCTCGCATTCAGGGGTGAGTTCTGTGAATACCCGTTCCATAATCGTGTGAGTTAGATGACTATGACTCCCTTTTTACAACGACAATACCTTTTTTCGGATAAGACTTTGAAGCCCATTTTTTACCCTCAAGAAGATGCTTGGCATTTAGAAGTGATACGTTGTTGCGGATTGTCTCAAGTGAAGATATAGGCAGCTCTATCGTGGCTCCTCTCTTCATGTTTCTCATTTTCTCTTTACTTTCTACTTTTTCCATAAATGTTATATTAGAATGATTGGTGGGCGTTGACGGACTCGAACCGCCAGTCTCCTCAAATGAGGTGTGTTAGCCATTACACCGAACGCCCCAATAAGAAAGGTGCGCTATTTTCACAAACAGCACACCCAGTACAAACACAAAATAAAACACGACAAAACAGTTCATACTAACACTTTTTACGCAACTCCATACCGGTTATCACTGCGAGTATAACAGACAAAATAAACATTGTGGATGTCAATACAATCCCCGTCATGTATAGAGGACCATCCTTTATTATGGAATTGCATAACATCATTGTCATACACAGCAATACAAGCAATGAAAAAGAGAACATAATTATCTTCATAACATCGTCATTGCAACCAGTTCATCACTATAGAATTCTACAAAATCGTGCTTTCCGAACTCTACCATTACTTTATCCCCATTGATGGCGCAAATCGCTCCAATCTTGCTTTCCCATCCGGGATGTTTACACTTAACCGGCATACCTATATATGGCATACGTGATTTATACATACTTTTTCCCATAATCGTGTGATTTTAAATTTTACCGCCCGTACAAGGATGAGGTAAAACGGTGCGCACTTCGCTTTACCCGTGGCTTTTAGTACGGTAGTAGCACTAACCTTTGCTGCGGTTGTTGCGCCCCCGATACCTTCTACGGATTCTACCACGTATCGAGACGTGAAGGGCTTATAATTAGACCTTTCAGCGATACTTGTGCCTAACCAAGCATACTCGCCACACTAAAGACAAATTGATGTGCTGAAAGTAAAAATCATATCAACTTCGTGGCTTTACCACCATCAGACATATACAACCATTCGCTCTTCATCAGCTTATCTTCGGTTGCTATCGGTGTCAATTCCGTTCCACTTGCACCCACCACTATCCACCATCACTGGCTTCGCTTACGTGCCTTCGCAGAAATATATCTTTATATCGTACCAATATGTCAAAGAACTAATCAATAGTGCCCTACCCGATTCTCGCTATCAGTTGCCGTTCAATCCGTCAATAGGGCTGTCGTGCGTGATATAATCGTGTGATTAATCATCATAAAAGAACTTCTCGCCCGGCTTTCTGAAAAGCCTATAACTTGCATATAAGCAGCCCAATACTATCAATGCCTCTATCATACCGCCATTCTATCAAGTTGAAACTCTATGTAATCAATCTCTTCTTGAATAACCTCTAAGGCCTCTTCTTTGGTATCGGTATTACAGAAAGCACAAGCCTCTGTGTCAGACATCTTATCAACTCTATCAAGGTCTATACAAGCCTTATCCAAAGCCTTTTCAAGCCCGTAGGCTTCTACACTGTCGCAAACTCTATAGTTTCTCATATCAGGCAATTTTTAAAAGGTTAGCTTTCTTAAAGCATCTGAACTCTTGGCGTTCAGTATCATAGTAAGTTTGAACGGTGTCGTTCTTCTTTCTGTTGTCAGTACCAGCAATGGCAGGCATCAGCTTTTCATTTAGTGTACCGTAGGCTTCTCTCACAGAACCGTCCACCTTTTGAAAGTAGAATTTCACAATCTTGCTTTTCATCTGCAATTTCAATTTCATGTTAGCCCAAGCGCACTTTAATGCTTCTGACATCGTGAAACCGTTCTTGCGAACGAACTGCCATGCAAGGCTCATAACTTCATGTAAAAAACTCTTCGTGCTCATAATCGTGTGATTTAATATGTTTATACTATTTGTATCGTCAATCATTTAGTTTATCTTTGCTACGTGATTGATTGACGATGCAAATATATGAACTTTATTCATATAATCAACACTGTATATGAACTATTTTCATATACAAACGGTTAATTTATGTTTCATGGCTGTAAATCAAGAATTTAAAAACCTAATCAATAGGATTAAATATGAATATTCACTCAATCAATCCCAAATTGCTGATAGATTAGGGGTTAAAAAGACATACTTATCTGATATGATAAATGGTCGCGTACCGTATAATGAAACAATGAATAAAAAAGTCAATGATGTTTTCCCCTTGCCGCCAATGAACAAAGTTCATATACAAAAAGAAGACACATTGGAAATCTCGACCTCCGACATTAAAGAAGGTGACTATTCTGGAACATTGGTTTATGATATGGATGCAACTTGCGGAACTGATGGCAGAGATATTTATTTCACGCAGGAAGATATTATAGGTTCAGTCAACTTGCCAGGCATTAACAAGGAATCTAAAATAATACGTGCCAATGGTGACTCTATGGAACCCAAAGTGTACGATGGTAACATGGTTGTTATTCGCGAGATTCATAATTGGGATGATATATTTTATGGTCAAATGTATCTCATACTATTAGATGAATACAGGATGATTAAATACATAAGGCGATACGAGCAGGATGAAACAAACTATATTATCCTTCGCAGTGAAAACCCGCTATATGATGATATAAAACTCCATAAAAATAAAATAAGAAAGTTGTTTGTGGTAGAGAATGTACTGTCTGTTAAAACCCAACTATAAAACATGAGATTCAACCAATACACTTGGAACTTATATAAAAATTCCCCAGAAGGAGAAGCCACTATATCCAGCTTTTCTGATAGAAAAGAGTGGATTGAAGAAGAGCAGATATTAGAGAAATACAATCCAAGATTGAAAGATAGTTTTAATAAAGATACCATCTGTAATATATTGGAGTGTTTTTGGTGTTATAAAGTATCAGAATATGAAAATATAGAATTTCCCGAATTAGAACAAGCTGGCATCTTATATGAAGAAATCATATCTACCGGGCTACGAATAGAAAATGAGCAAGTATTAGATATTGGCGACTTCGACCGGATGCTTGAATACATTCCGTTCTTATCAATAGAACTAAATTACCTGCTTGGCGATTACTTCTTCCCATACCTCTATATTGACCGATTCTATGAACTAAAAAAGTTAGCTGACCATTTTGAAATAGAATTGCCACCAATCCCCAAGAAGCTTGACTACAAAAGCAGGTGCATGTATTATTGGGAACTATGCAAGGTGTTCTACCAGTTCAGAACAGGAAATAGCTTGACACCCGATGAATTGAGTGCATTCATGTACGACTATGTGCCAAATCTCCTATATATGGAGGAAAAAAGTGAAATTCCCAAACCATCACAAGCATGGTTTATTGGGGGATTGATTAGAGGGTATGGCGAGCAATGGACTACCGGATTTTGGCAGTCAAACCAGGAAACGAAAAAGGGAGATATTCTGATTCATTACGAAACAGTACCTATTAGTGCAATCACTTGTTTGTGGACAGCACAAACCGATGGTATTATCGACCCGTTCTTCCACTATTACAGCAACACTTATATAAGCAACAGAATAGACATTCCTCACATCACATTAAAAGAGCTTCGGGAAGATGAATACTTCTCCAGCCACCCGCTCATAAGAAAGAACTTTCAAGGAGTAAACGGATGGCCAATGAGTAGTGAGGATTACTCCGAACTTCTACGGATGATAAAGGCGAAAGGGTTTGATACAGAAACCTTACCAAAGCTGTATGCTCCTTCACTACCCCAAAATGTAAGCATAGATATAGAATGGGACGTAGAGCAACAGTTATTAGAACCTTTGCTTAACTCTATGGGATGGTATGAGAACAAAGACTTCATTCGCCAATTGCCAATACATGCAGGACGTGGGCATCGAATATTTCCCGACTACGCTCTGCATTACGACAACAAGCCAGACGAAGAAAAAGCAAAGGTCTTAATTGAGGCAAAATTCTACATGAAGAACAATCAAGAAATAGAAGAAGCATTTTTGCAAGCTCGCTCATACGCTTGCCTCCTTGAATCTACTGTAATAATCCTCTGTGATAAACAATGCTTAATCGTTTATGAGAAGAAACAGAGTTTTGACCGAGACAGTTATAAGAAATACTACTGGGGAGAACTTGAAAATCCCGATGTGTTCAACGAATTAAAGAACAAACTAAATATCTAAGATTATGATTGACTTTCTAACCATCATACTCCTAATATTCGGAGTACTGCAAATCATCCTCTTCTTCAAGGTATGGGGAATGACGAATGACATCAAAGAGATAAGGAACAAGTACCTTAAAGACGAGGATGAGAAACGAAGACAAAAAGCAGAATACGACCCAACTCCCAAAATCAGCGGTGGGGTTAAAACAACAATATAGCCGGAATTATTTCCCGGCTTTTTCTTTCCCTATTCGCGAGTTGTGCAAATGTTGTGCAACTATCATAAAAAGAAAATGCTAACAAGTTATCAATGAACCTATTAGCATTTTTCCTTGTGATTCCGTTGCGATTCGAACGCAAGACCCACGCCTTAGAAGGGCGTTGCTCTATCCAGCTGAGCTACGGAACCAGCCTTAATTGCGGTGCAAAGGTACGCTTTTTTACGAATATTGCAAATTTTTGTATCACCTTTTTTCGTTACCTATGTATAAAAGGCTCATTTGCTACATAAAAAGTAATGATTAGTTACCTTTACAAACAAGATACACGGTATTTATATACAGATGTATTAAAACATTTTGCAAATTATCAATGTTACTAATTATAAAAAGTAAAAATATGGAGGAATATTCAAGTAGGAAAAGTAGCATTGACCCGAAAATGAATGAAAGAGTAATAACAACTAAATTTTAAAGAGATGGAATGGGAAAATCAGTTGATACAGGAATTGCAATGGTCAAATAAAATCAGCAATAAGGCGAGTAAGGAATTGGTAGCCCAGGAGATTGCCGGACTGGCCAAAGACGGTGATGTCATAGGAGCAGGCTCCGGCTCTACCGTTTATCTCACTTTGTTTGCATTAGCTCAACGAGTTAAACAAGAATCTTTGCATATAGAAATCATTCCGGCATCTGCCGAAATTTCGATGACATGTATACAGCTTGGCCTGCCGCAAACTACTCTGTGGAATAAGCGTCCGGATTGGACATTCGACGGTGCAGACGAAGTGGATCCGCATAATAACCTCATCAAAGGACGTGGTGGAGCCATGTTTAAGGAGAAGCTCCTAATTAAAAGCAGTGGTAAGACTTACATCATTGTCGATGAGAGCAAGCTTGTCAGCAAACTGGGGAGCAAATACCCCATACCGGTGGAAGTATTTCCACATGCTCTCTCCCATGTGGAAAACGAGATACGCTTATTGGGAGCTTCAAAAATCAGCCTACGTCTTGCAGAAGGAAAAGACGGTCCGGTATTTACCGAAAGCGGTAATTTCATTCTTGACATTCATCTCAGCAACATTGTTCCTGATTTGGAACAGAAACTGAAAGCCATTACCGGGGTTATCGAAAGCGGGCTGTTCATTGGTTATGACATTACAGTCCTAATGGCAAACCGCTGATGTACCAAAGTACAAATAAGGCAGTCCATGCCAATAGAATGACTAAAGAATATCTCCAAGTATACTTCAGTAGTGAACCATAAGTGGATTGCCTATCATATTGCTGCATATAGGTCAAGACAAGTGGCATGTAGAACATAAAAGGTGTTATGGCATTTGTTGCACTGTCACCTATACGGAACGCACATTGGGTCATATCCGGCGAAATGCCCATACTTGCCAATACCGGAACAAAAATGAAAGACATAAAAGCCCATTTAGCTGTGGCAGATACCATAAAGAGATTGACCAGCGCCGTAAAAAGAATGAAGAGAATCAATATCCATAAACTACTCAAAGAGGCGGAGGACAGCAGATTAGCGCCTAAAATGGCAATGCACTTGTCCAAGTGGGAATATTCAAAACAAGCAAACATCTGTGAGGCAAAGAAAGCTATCACAAAATAAACGCCCAGCAGTTTCATCGGCTGCGTAAGTCCTTCTATCACATCACCGTCCGTACGGTATCGGCCGGAGGCAAAACCATAGACCATCCCCATCAAACCTATTCCAAACGAAAGCAAAAACAGAATACCAACTATAAACGGAGAACGAATCAACCCACCATTGACACTCCGCAATATCCCCCATGAAGAGAATGTAGCCCACAGAATAATGGCAATATACAGCAAGCCTGCAAATACAGCTCCCAACATAGCTCTCCGTTCCTTGCGGGACAGTTGTTTGTAGCCATTAAAATGAATATCCCCTGCATACATTCCCAAGTGCGGCAACAAGCTCCTGCGGGTAATATGATAAATGATGAATGCAAGCAGGAACGTGGAAACAAAGAGAAAATAATAATTGCACAGCGGTCCAGTCTGCCCCGGAGCAATATTCATCCTATCAGCCGCTTCTTGCGTTACAGAGGCAATCATGGGGTCTAATGTACTCAAAAACACATTAGCGCTATAGCCACAAGAGACTGAAACATAAGCTGTAATTATACCTCCAATGGGGTGCAGACCGACGGACTGGAACAAAGTTGCAGCTATCGGCAACAGAATGATATATCCTGCATCTCCCACTATATTGGACAACAGTCCTAAGACAATAACCAGCAGAATAATGCGCCAAGGATCACGTGGACGTCGTACCCCCCTGCGAATACATGCATCGATGAAACCCGAATGCTGTGCCACCCCTATTCCGAACATAGCCACAATCACCAGCCCTAACGGAGCGAATCCCGTAAAATTGGTTATGACATGGCGCAGCAGCCAGCGTATGCCCTCCGGACTCAGCAGGCTCTGCACCCGTATTTCTTCTCCAGTCTGCGGTTGCAGCACGCTCAGACCATAGACATCGAATATCCATGAAAGGAGGATGACTGCCAGCGTCAGCAGGAAGAACATCGTAGCGGGATGTGGCATTCGGAGTTTACTCATCGTCGGCTTCCAGATTGTCTATATTCAGGATTCGAAGTTCCAATGCACGCACCACCAGACGAGTGGCATTCACCCCCACCCGTTCACTAGGCGGGAAAAGACGGCCGACCAAGTCATTCTGCCGTTTCTCCAGCGACTTGACTCCAAAAGGCATTCCCCTAAGATTGGCAATCATTTCTTTGGTATAGCCCAGTGCCAAATGACGGAGGAAACGCTCGTCATACTCATCAATATCATAGCTTATGATTGCTTCCTGACGTTTTGCATCATT